GAAACCGCGAAAGCCGGTGGGCAATGTCTTTAGACAATAACCCATTGGACAGATAGAATCCCGCGAAATGTCTTTTGACATCTCGAGGGATTTCGTCAAGATATCGAAGCCGCCTTCTGGCTTGCTTCGAATCAGGCGCTAAGACTCCAATTTTGAAGTCTAGCGTCGACGCTAGCTTGTTGTCGCGGCTTAAGCCGCCGGCGAACCAGCTATCGGGGTCTGGATATGGCAAAAGCCAATCAAACTCCGCTCTTGTCTGCATTTTTCGCTTTAGCGAAAACCCTTCTGGGTGTAGGGCTATAGCCCCCTGCAGCAAGTTTACGCTGCATGATCTTGGAAGGTTGGTTCAAACCATCTGGTAAGACCTGTCTGGCGCGGTCGCTAGGACGAATCCTAGTTCCCGTGGCACCAGATGCCTTAAAGCGGCAGGTCTGAACCATCATTCACTAACCATGCTAACGTATGGTAGAATTTAGCATCTTCCTCCCTACTAGGAGGTCGATTGCTGTGCGTAGGTATCCATCAGTAGTACTGATGCCAACGCCTTCGAAGAACCCTTCAAGCATTTGCTTGGAGAGCTCTCGATGACAGTGATCTGTGGCTTCGCTCAGGTCACTGGTTAGTAGGCTCATGTCTTTATAAAGACGTTCGACTACTACTGGGTCTTTGCCTGCATTTTGCAGGTCTTCGACCCATTCCCATGCAGGCTCGGACCGGCTTAAGCCGGCGCGAGCCGAGGGAATCTCCTCTAATAGGCTGACGAGTACGTGGCCTAAAGGTTGGAGTAGGATTGTGACCCACCATTCATTGGCGGTAACAATCCTTGCCTTACCTCCGGGTTCCGAGCTTACGCTCGCCCGGACGTGTGGATATCCTATAACCGAATAATCGGTATCTAGGATCCCTCTCGCAATGCCCGCTTCAGCGGCGCATTGGAGAATCTGGTACCCAAGGTTACTATCGTAACCTGCGCGCCGGTCTCCCAGGATGGTGCCATGAATGGCATCTCCAAAGGAGTACGTGGAGAGATCTTCTGACCTCTCCTTGCACAAAACCGTGAGCCAATTGGCTCCGGCGGGTATGGGAGCTCCCAGCACATGAGTGCGGGACTCTCCTATGGATTCTGCCCAACGGGAGAATTCATATTGCACTTCGACGGCTCTGCCGCCGTCCGTGCGACTGTATGCAAACGAACTTGAGTTCGTGAGCGATACATGCTCAGGATTTTCCAAGTCTTGATGGACTTGGGTCCGAGTAATTCTGCGGCCTATCCTTTTGGATAAGGCCCGCACAATTGCAATCCGCTCCGGAGGTATCTCCGAAGCGGGTTGAGCGAGAAGGCGCCTGTGCTTTGCAAGGGCGCCCTTGATCATCTCCCCCGTTGGGGGAGGTAATCCTCTCGTAGAAACAAGGTGGGCTACTCTAGTAGCCTCTCCCTTGGATCTAAGTCCCCTGTGAATGACTGCATTCAGCCATTCACAGTTGACCGCAGACCACTCC